AAGGTTGGTGCAAGGCTAATGGAATTCATATTGATCATATGTGTAAGTCGTATGCACCTTCACATTCTTTAATCAAAACTAAAACGGCGAAGGTTCATAAAGACCGCGGTAAGTTTAAACAGAATAAAGGAGTATTGAAATAATATTGGAGCGCCCGCTTCAGGTTTTTTCCAAGTTATAATTATCAATACCAATTATAAATGAGAATTTGAGAATTGGGAAAAGGTACTCCCTAGCACAAAAACCGCCGCTGGTCGGGCCCGCGCGATATTTGTCTCTGTGTAGGAGAAATTTTCCTGTTGAAAGTTGAGTGTCAAGAGACAGAAAGGAGGTCGTCAATGGCCGACGCAAAACCGAGAGTCAAATTCAATACCGCAGGCGATTTACTCGTATCAAGTGCTCAGCTTTGTGCCCTTCTACGAGTAACCCCTGAAATTATTTCCAGGCATCATAAATCAGGGATGCCGAAAGCTGCCACAGGGTGGTGGAATCTTAGAGAGGTGCTTGCGTATCTTGGACATGCAAAAGGTGATAAAGCAAAAGACAAATCTGCAGCCACTCGAAAGTTAGTTGCTGAAGCTGACTTAAAAGAGTCTAAAGCAGCACGTGAAAAAAAACTTCTTGAAATATTAGAGGGTGAATACATATCTCGTGCAGATGTTGCTAAGGAATGGTCTGGGCGAGTACTTGAATTGAAATCGTCATTTATTAAATTGGCGAAACGAATTGCAAGTGAATTCACGGATCCAGAGGAACGGGCGAATGTAGAAAAGGTGGTGAATGACGTTGTCGAAGACTACCTCGAAAGCTACGCGCGTAAAGGTGAGTACACGCCGGAAATCAAAGTCAGTCGAAAAGCAAAGGCCAAAGGTTGATTGGTTCCCTGAAGAACTTGAAGCGTTCAAACCCCCAGAACGATATACGGTTTCGGAATGGGCGGATAACTTCAGAGTGCTAACGAGTGTATCTGCAGAACCAGGCAGGTGGCGTACTAATCGAACGCCTTATCTCAAAGAGCCTATGGATAGATTTACTGATCCACTCATTGAAAAGATAGTCCTTTGCTTTGGCGCACAGTTAGGTAAGACAGAAACAGAACTTAACATGATAGGGTATGCACTAGACCAAACATCCTCCCCTACCATGATGGTGTATCCAACAGATACCATCGCTAAGTTCGCTAGTGATAAGCGTGTGCAGCCTATGATTAAATCTATAAAATCAATTAGTGACAAGTTCGATGAGAACAGCAAATTGCTGGAGTTAGATTTCAACAACGGCAATTACATGGTGCTTGTGGGAGCGAACTCTCCAAGTAGCCTTTCAAGTCGATCAATCAAATATCTATTCTTCGATGAAATTGACAAATACCCTGCCTTTGCTGGCAAGGAGGCAGACCCAATTAAACTGGCGACGGAACGTACAAAAACGTTCGTCGATAAAAAAATCGTGATGGTGTCTACTCCTACGGTCGAGTCGGGTAATATTTGGCAGGCGTTCATGAGTGCGAATGAGCGCCGACAGTATTACGTGCCGTGCCCACATTGTGGGGTGCCGCAGACCCTCAAGTTTAAACAGATAAAATGGTCTGAAGAACACAATGATAATGCGGACATGATACGTGATACAGCGTACTACGAATGTGAACACTGCGGAGAACATATTTACGATAAGCACAAAATGGAAATGTTAAGAAGTGGTGAATGGAGAGCGGTAAACGAATCGCAAAGTAAAGTCCGCTCAGTATCGTATCACTTATCGTCAATATATTCGCCGTGGGTCACATTCGGAGACGTTGCTTATGAGTTTAAGAATTCCAAAGGCACGCCAGCTACATTAATGAACTTCATCAATTCGTGGCTAGCTGAACCTTGGAAAAGTTCTAAAACTAAAAGCACACAAAATTTGGAATTTACTCAATCTAACTATCCGTGTGGTGTTGTGCCGGATAAAGCAGTATTGCTTATCGCTTCGGTTGACGTACAACTTGATCACTTCTGGTGGGAAGTAAGGGCGTATGCACCTGGTGTTAAATCCTATCTTATCGATTATGGACAGGCAAGCACATGGGAAGATTTAGAGGAAATCATCATTAACAGAGAATATCCATCAGAGTATGGCGAAGCTCGACAGGTGATGAAAGCTGGTATCGATTCAGGCTTTAGAACAGACGAAGTATATCAATTCTGTTCCAGGTTCCCAGAAGTCTGTATACCTCTTAAAGGTTCCTCAAATCATACGACTATGACGGCCCCATACACTATGACATCGTTAGAAAAAGGTGTCGTAGGTGGACTGAAATTGTATGTATTAAATACGGATTATTGGAAGGACTTTATATTTGCGCGAATGATAAGACCGGCAAATGAAGACGGAACAATTCATTTGTACAAAAAATGTCCTCAAGAGTACTCTGATCATTTACGGTCAGAAGAAAAGCAAGAAATCAGAAATGTGAAAACGGGTGCGGTAACGGTGCAATGGAAACCGCTTACCAGTCATCCTGTCAATCACTTACTTGATACATGCACCTACAATGCTGCTGTAGCAGATATTGCGGGTGTTAAATATCTAATTGAACCAGAAGCTTATGAAGAAACTGAGGAAGTTGAAACCTACGAAGATTACGGCGGAGGCATAGGCAATACAGGGCATTGGTTTAGATAGGAGGTGAACCATGAGCGATGTAAATGAACAACTTGAACGTGTCCGTCAAGTGATTGAGGATATCGAAACTAAAGGGTATTCTGAATTGCAAATTGGCGGTAAGCGATTCAAGGCAATTGACTTACCTGTACTATATGCACGAGAACAAACGCTAATGCAACGTGTACATGAGGAGTCAAACGGGTATCAAACGGATGCATTCGTAACATGGGGTGGGCGATGAATATTATAGATAAAGTAATAGGATGGGTGAGCCCACAACGTGCGTATGAGCGCCAAGCCTATCGTGATGCACTACGTCAATATGATGCGGCATCTATGGACAGGTTAAGCAGTGATTGGCAACCTGCGTATGGTACAGCCGAGCAACTTGCAACAGGTTCGCGAGATATAATCCGTGGACGAGCAAGAGCGGCAGAGATGAACAGCGACTTAGCTGAATCAGCAGTTATTGCGTTGGTACGAAATGTAATCGGCGCAGGTATTGTACCTCAAGCAAAAGTGCGAAATCGTAATGGAAAATTAAATAACGAACTTAACAAGAAAATCGAAAAAGCCTGGGCCAAATGGGCCGAACCTGAAAACGCAGACATTAGGGGCATTTCTAGCTTTTATGAATTACAAGAAATGGCGTTAAGACGCATGGTGTACGATGGGGAAATTCTAGTCAATAAGACTTCACAGGGTACGTACTTACCATTGTCCATCCAGTTAATAGAAGCGGAGAATATTGGTGCCGTAAGTATCACACATGGCAAGAACAACATCATCAATGGAGTTGAGGTTACCGAACACGGCAGGCCTGTAGCTTACCATGTGAGCCAAACTGACCCGATGGGCTTACGAACTTTTGATACAGTTCGACTAACAACCGAACAAGCATTTTTGTTATTTAAACCGAAACGACCGTCTCAGATTAGAGGCATAAGCTTATTGGCTTTAGTTTTGCGACGAATACACGATATCGACGAATACATGGATGCTGACTTGATTGCAGCTCGTGTAGCAGCGTGTTTTAGCGTTTTTGTAACCTCGCAAAATTCAGCACGACAATCAGCCTTATTGCCGCGCGATAAAAAAGGAAGACCTAACATTACAATGGCGCCAGGCATGGTTAGGCATTTAAGTCCTGGTGAATCAATTGCGTTTGCAGACCCTAAGCGTAATGCAGGAACTGCAAGCGAATACTCGGCAACTCAGACCAGACGTATTGCGTCCGGTCTTGGTATGAGCGCTGACATCGTAGCGCGTAATATATCTGGGAATTTCTCAGCTGCAAGGCAAAACTTGTTAGAGGATCAAAAGACGTTCCGTCAAGTACAGAAATTTGTAATCACACACTTCTGTATACCGATTTGGAAAGCCTTTATTGACGCCCTTTACTTAGCCGGTGAATTACCATCAGACTACTTAACGAACAAGGACAAATATCAAGAGGTAGCTTGGCTTGCTCCGGGGTGGTCATGGATTGACCCTGTTAAGGAAGTTAACGCCAATAAAGAGGCTATTAAATCCGGTCTTACAACTTTAGAGGATGTGTGTGCATCATCTGGACGTGACTGGGAAGAAGTTCTTGAACAACGGAAACTCGAACAGGACAGAGCTAAGGAGCTTGGGGTTCTACTAGATTATTCCAGTGAGTTGCAACCGCTAACGATGGGCGATGATGACACTACACAGGAAGGAGCTGATGGCTAGTAATGAGTGAACATCAAAAGCGTAGCATTCTAGGCAATTATTGCCGGGAATCTACTATTGACAATGTCGATACCGATAGTCGGACAGTAGAATTGTCTTTCTCTTCCGAAACGCCATATGGTCGTTGGTTCGGCGATGAAATCCTTTGCCACGATGAAGAGTGCATCAACCTTGAGCGCTTTAACAATGGTTTAGGTACAGTGTTGTTTAACCATGATCGTGATGCGGTCGTGGGGCACGTTGAAAAGGCTTGGATTGAAGACAATCGAGGAAAAGCACTAGTGCGTTTTGATGAAGATGAACAATCCGACACCATATTCCAAAAGGTACAGTCCGGTACGCTACAAGGGGTAAGCGTTGGGTATTCCATTAAGCGCTATGAGGTGCTTGATGAGAAAGATTCTGTATCTAGCAATGGCAGATTCAAAGGACCTGACACATATGTAGTAACCGATTGGGAGCCATTAGAAATTAGCATTGTATCTGTTCCTGCCGACCCAACTGTAGGGGTAGGACGAAGTGCTGAAGAAATTCATACAAGTATTGACACACAGGAGGAAGAAAAAAGTATGGATGAAAAAGAAATTTTAAAAACTGAAGATGTAAAATCTACAGAACCAGTTGAAGCTGGTATCACACAAGCAGATCTTGCGAAAGCGATGGAGCAAGAACGTAAACGTACTTCTGAAATTACTGCATTATTCCGTGACTTCGATGTAGAAGGTGCTGACGAAGCAATCGTAATGGGTGTATCCGTTGACGAAGCTCGTGCAATGGTAATGGAACAATTACGCGCACGTAACAAAGGCGTGTCTGTAACAATGGGAGAAGCAGAAAGCGACAAATTCCGTGCGGCAGCACAAGACGCTGTATTGATGGCAGTTGGTATCCCAGTAGCCGACGCAGCACCAGGTGCACACGAATTGCGTTCTCATTCTATGGTTGAACTTGCACGCGAAGCGTTGCAACGAGAAGGCTTGAAAGCTAATTATGCGGACAATATGGAAATGACACGTGCGGCTATTAACTCCACATCCACATTCCCAGCTATCATGTCTAACCTTGCTGATAAGTCCGTAATGAACGGCTTTAATGAAGCTGAAACTACATTCCAAATTTGGGCAGGTAAAGGATCTAACCGCGACTTCAAAGAAGCTGCACGCGTAGCATTGTCTGAAGCAGGCAATCTCGAATTAGTGCCAGAAGGTGGCCAATTCCCACAAGATGTATTTGGTGAAGCATCTGCTCGTACTAAAGTTGCTACATACGGCAAAATCTTCAGCTTGACTCGCCAAGCAATCATCAACGACGATTTGGGTCTATTCTCCAAAATTGCTACAAAATACGGCTCTGCTGCAAAACGATTAGTAAATAAAATGGTGTATGCTCAATTAACTGGTACGGTTAAAATGCAAGACAATGTAGCTTTGTTTGATGCAAAACATGGTAATGTTGCTACAACTGGCGAAGCGTTGTCTCTTAAGGCAATCGCGAAAGCAATTACTGCTATGCGTCGTCAAAAAGGCATTACTGATGCGGCTAACTTGAATATTACTCCTAAATATTTGGTAGTGCCACCTGAATTGGAAGTAACTGCATATCAAATCGTTAACTCTACAGCTGCAGTGGACGGCACAAATTCTGGCGTAGTTAACCCTTATAAAGGTCGTTTCGTAGTTGTAGCAGACGCAGAATTAACTGACCCAGATGCATGGTACTTGGTAGCCGATGCAAACCAACATGACACTATTGAAGTAACTTACTTGAATGGCGTTGAAACTCCACGTCTTGAAACACGTCAAGGCTTTGATGTTGACGGCATTGAATACAAAGTAGCATTCGATGTTGGTGTTGACGCTATTGACTTCCGCGGTCTTTATAAAAATGCTGGTAAATAATTAGGGGGTAACATATATGATGACACAATTCGTAATGGATACTGATCGCATCAACTTCGTTGCGACTGCTGCAGTTAAAGTAGGCGACATTGTAGAAGTTGGTAAGCTCCACGGTGTTGCACTTACTGATATTGCTAAAGGTGAAGTCGGTGCTGTAAAAGTAACAGGCGTATTTAAAGTAGCTGCTAACAAAGCGGATACTTACGCTGTTGGTGATTTAGTTCAATTCTTAACAGATAAAGCAGTAAAAACTGGTGGTAAAGTTCTTGGTGTGGCCGTAGAATCTAAAACTGCAGCACAGGAAACTGTGACAGTAATGTTGTTACAACCTATTGCGTAAATAATCACAAAGCGCCCTTTTTGGGCGCTTTACTTTTTATGAGGTAAAACTAATGCTGAAATATGATGATAAATCGTTACTATCTGTATTCGGCGAAAAGATTACTTACAAAGGTCAGCCCATAAAGGCAAGTGTAGAAATTGGCGAATATGACGGCAAGGGTTCCGGATTTGTCGATAAGGCACTAGCTGATAAGGCTCAAATTTGGGTGCGTGCTAAGGATGTTCCTGAACCACGATCAAAAGACGAAGTGTATATCAATGGCGAGAAATGGTACGTTGATCACGTTTCAAACTTTGACGGCACGATGTATTGTTTGGAAATTGTCCATAACGTGAGGGCGGTGAGACCATAATGAGTAATGAACCAATTACGATTACAGACACAGCCACTCCGTATCTGAATTTCATTGCAGAGACTAAACCGGACTGGATGCGTAAAGCGTTAAAGTCAACAGGTTGGATGATGCAAAAGGAAATTAAGCAAGGCATTCGGTCAGGTGCACCGGGCGGACGTAAGTATCCTAACTTCATGGCACCGGCACGACGTGCTGCATTTGAATCGGCATTTGGTGCTAAACTTCGCAAAGCATACCAAAGTGGTGGACGAGCTGAACGAGAGGCCTGGGGCTCAAAATCGCGAAATGCCTTACTTGATATGGGCATTAGCGCCAGGACAATCGGATACAGTCCTCTAGGTAAGCTATCGAATGCAGTCGGGTATCAATATGACAAAGGCAAGCAATCTGTCCGAGTTGGGTGGTTATCTAATTCGGCTAAACGGTTAGGTGAACGAATCGAAGAAGGGTATACTAAGCAAATTACAGAGCCTATGCGCAAGAAGTTATTTGCTGCAGGCGTACCATTGCCTAAGGGTAAATCGATGTTCAAAATTCAGCCACGTCATACTTATGGACCTATGAAAGCAGCGTTACAGCCTAAATTGAAACCTTATATCGAAAATAAGATAGGCGACTACGCTATTTATGGTCCAGCTGCACAATCCGCATCTCGACGGAACTATAAGGTAAGGTGATATTAAATGTTACAACAAACAATCCCCATGTCACGTATAGTGAACCGATGGGCGAAAGCCTTATCGACAGATGAAGGATTAAATAAATTTTGTAATGACAAATATGGAAAGCCGGCGCAACTATATGTCGGTTATGACGATGTAGATGCACCACTTTAAGAGGACTGCCCTTGCATCATATTACTGCCTAGTAGTAAAAGCGAAGGGCTGGCGGATACTTACACATACTCCCTAATGGTCGTATGGGGTATCGTCCATCAAGGAGCAACTCGTGATAAGAATATTATTCGATACGACGGAGCGCTAGAATCGGATAACCTAGGGCAGTTAATCATCGAATGCATTTGTAAGGTGAATCCGGCGTTCCCAGTAATCGACATTGACTACGAACTCGATAGTATGAATTGGCGCCCAGTGTTCACTGGACGTTTAATAGCTACTATAGAAATCCCGCATGTAATCGGCGGGGCTATTGAATATTAAAGGAGGAAATGCATATGGCAACAGCTAAACGTGCACAGGGCTCTCAATCCCATGTGGCGATTGCGTTTGAATCGGACTTTGGTACAACACCATCTACAGGTGGTGTAATCACTCCGATTATTTCTAGTTCTGTAAAAGCTAGCCAAAACTTAAACGACTCCACAGTAATCCGTGGTGATCGTAATCCTGCAGCGCCATTCCGTGGCAACATCGACACATCCGGTAGTTTAACCGTACCTGTTGGTGTAATCGACATCGGATACTGGCTAAAAGCTGCATTTGGTCAACCGACTTCTAATACAACAGGCCAAGCGCCAAATAAAAAGTCCGAGCACGTATTTAAAATCGGCAATACGATGCCGTCACTAACTATTGAACAGGGGTATCCTGACGTTAACGTATTCCAACAATTTTCAGGTGTGCGAATCAGTAAATTAGGCTTTAAATTTGGTGGTGATGCTGAATTGACTGCATCCGTTGATGTGATGGGGTGTAAGGAAACTTTGGCGTCAGCTACATTCGACGCTGCAGCAAAAGCGGTTAACTTCTTACCGTTCCAAAACCTAAACGCAACCATTAAAGAAGGCGGCGTTACTGTGGCCAACATTTTGAGTTGCGACATCAACTTTGACTTTGGCTTGGATGGCGATTCTTATGCTATCGGTGGCAAAGGTTTCCGTACTTATATCGACCCAGGCATTGCGGCTATTTCAGGTACGATTAAGGCATTCTTTCAGAACAGGGACCTCCTGAACAAGGCGGTCAATGGCACTGAATCCAGCTTGGAATTAAAGCTTGAACAAGATGACTGGTCGCTTACATTTAAGTTGCCAGAACTCGTATATGAACGACAATCTCCAGGCATCGACGGCCCTAGAGGCGTTAATATTGAATTGCCGTTTAAAGCGTACTACCGTGCAGATGCTGGTCGTTCCGCTGCCATCATTACATTAGTTAATAATCAAGAACAATACTAGGAGGTGCCGATATGGCATTTGAAGATATCAAAGTAAGAGGATTGACATTCGCTGAACGTGGCGAATTAATTAAATCCGGGTTAGACCCATTGTATACGCCGGTTCCTGAAGAAGCACCGGACACAGAACGATTATTGCGTTCTCGTGAACTTGCACAGTGGATTATGAAGAACATCTACGGCTTGACCGATGATGAAATCAACGCAGCTCCTGATAATGATCTTATGGAAGTTGCCCTTGACACTATGCGTTTCACTCACGAAAAAAAGGCTGAAATCGAAAAAAACTAATTGATGCGTGGAGTTGGCTCAATTCCGACAAACCGAAATACTGCTCAGACTGTATCAAGATGCAGCGAGAGACAAAGCAAAACTTCGACTGCTCGGAGTGTGAGTTCAATTCCCCGCATCAATTAGACGGTACAAGACAAGCAATGCGAGTATACAACGCAAGCCGGATGCAGCGACGATGGCATTCAGGTGGTATTGCAGGATTCGATATGCCGGCGGTATTAGAGGTGGCGAAGGCTTACGGCATTGAGCCACTACCGCACATTATCGACTTACTTGTATTATTAGAAGCTAAAGAATTGGAGGTGGCGCACAAGGATGGCCAATAATTTAATTGATATTGTCGTTCAGCTGACCGACAAGAATACCGAAGCAGGGCTCAAGAAAATTACAGCTAGTGCCGAAGGCGCCAAATCCGCTCTAGGCAAAATGAAGAATGACCTCATGGCGATAGGTGCCGGTGTTGGTGTAGTAGGCATCGGTGCTAAACTTGCCAAAGAGGCGATTCAGTGGGATGTAGCTGTTAAAAAACTATCAGGCATTACCGGTGCTACGGCGAAGGAAACTAGTGAGTTATTAGCAGTGGCTAATTATATGGGCGTTGCTATGGAGGATAGTGCCGGTGCATTTGCTAAGTTTTCTAAAAATGTCGGAGCGGCCAAAGAGAAAATGGAAGTCGCACGGGCAGAAGGAAAGCTTAGTACTGACATATTTAGTAAATTAGGTTACTCGCTTGAAGACATTCAAGGTAAAAATACCGTTGAAGTATTCAAGATGATACAGGAACGCCTAAGAAGTATGAAGGACGGAGCTGAAAAGACTCGTGTTGAAATGGAACTCTTCGGTCGTACGGGTTATCAGATGCACGCCATGCTAAATATGTCTGCTGAACAGATGGACAAAGTGGCTGAACGTGCAAAAGCGATGGGTCTTATCATCGACGACGAGACTGCAGCTAAATCCGCAAAGCTAAATCGGGAGTTAAAGGATTTAGAAAATACTGGTAAACGGCTTGTAGTATCTATCGGCCATGAGTTAGTTCCTGTATTTAACGACTATGCAAAAGGTGTATTAGATGTAGCTAAAGAATTCGAGTCAATGACTGCCGAGCAAAAGGAAGCTATCGGAGGCATTGTCAAATTCGGTGCAGAAGCTGGGGCTGTAATCATAGTCATGAGATCACTAACCAGTGCACTCGGATTTATGCGATTGGCCACACTTGCGGCAGCCGGTCCATGGGTAACACTGGCTACAGTAATTGGACTTGCCGGGAAAGCATTACTTGACTTCCGATATAACGAACAGACAAAGGCGTCCTATATGGGGGTGGATGTTGACGGTAAACGTATTCACAAGAATACGAATTCGACAGCAGGAATGTCTGATAAGTTCCGCGAATCGCATGATGCCCGTTACTGGATTGAGGATAGCGCGTGGTTCGGTCTTGTAAAGAATGACCGACTAGCCACCAAAGAGGAAGGTGCTAGAATCGATGCAGCTCTTAAGGAAAAGGAAGAGGCGGATGCCGCAAAAGCAAAACTCGATGAAGAACTTGCAAAAGCGAAAGAGGACCTTGCTAATGGTGGATTAACAAATACCGAAGCTATCAATAAAGCGAATGAGGAAGCAGCGAAAGCGGCTAAAGCCCAAGAACAGGCTGCCAAGAAAACGCAACAAGCGGCCGAAAAGCTGACGAGTGCTGTGGAACGCATGGCGGATCTGTACCGATCACTTACTTTGCAAAGCTTACAAATTGACGGCAGTCAATACGAAATTGATAAGCTAACAGCTAAGAACCAGTATGAATCTAACAATAAGAATATCCGTGACATCATTCGTTCTGTTTCTGGACTGAGTGGAAGCGCTACTGGCGAAGCCGTGAGTGTGCTAGATGCAGCTAATGAACAACTCGGTAAGGCATATGAGTTAGGTGCAGATGGTACATGGGCTACTGACTGCGGAAAGCTATTCTCCGACTCTGTATTACAGGCATTTGGTAAGGACGTACCTCGGTATGTTCCATCTATCATGGATGCAGCAAGAGCTGCTGGCGCATGGCATGACGCAGGCGATGGATATACACCTAAAGCCGGAGATGGTGTGGTTGTACTTGGCGATAATCATATAGTCATTAGTGACGGAAACGGCGGATATACTGGGGCTAATTCCAGTACAGGCGTTGTTAGCAAGCCTAGCGTATCGGGTGATTTTGGTGCTATTACAGGGTACGTAGACACCAGTTTATTAGCAGGCGCCACATCAGACACAGCAGGTAGTGCAGCAAATGCTAAGAAGCTCGCTGAGTCAAATCTAACTGCCCAAGTTAGAGCTAAGAACGAAGAGGTGTATCAAAAGAGACTTGCTGAAGCTGAACGAAATCAAGCTATCCGTGTTCGTAAGATGAACGAGGATATCAAGAAACTCGATTTTGAACGTACCGGCGACCGCTTACAATTACTCAAAGCCGAAGCTGAAGCGCAAAAGGCCCAAATTGATGATAACGTTCGTGAGTACACTAAAGCCGTAGGCGATAAGGAACTCGCTGAAAAGAAAGCTCAAGCAGAGCGCCTAAAATTGGCTTCTGATACTGAGCAGAAAATCAGAGAGCTAGCATACACTCAAACGAGTGAAACCGTTGACCACTTAACTAATATGGTTACGCTTGGTCGGTTATCTCGCAGTGATGCGGATGCGTTACTTGCTGAAGAGTTAAAATCATACATTGATTACGCACGAAGCGAAGTCAAAGAGGCTCAATTAAGTGCGACACAAAGACTGCAAATTGAAAAGAATCTGTTAGAGTCCCAGCAAAAGCTATGGGAGTTGGCAGGTCGTAGTCTTAAAACAAGCTTGCAAGAAGCCGCTCGGCAGTATAAGCAAGAGACTACTAACTATGCTGACTTAGCGAAGTCTACATTCGATAGCACAATGAACTCTATCAACTCAGCATGGACAAATAATCTCGAGGCTATGGCAACAGGAACGAAGTCGTTTAGTAAAGGCATTAAGGACATATTCAAGGATATGACAAATGCCATTATTAAGATGATGATTCAACTAACATTCCAACAATATGTAATGCCTAAGTTACAAAGCCTATTCGGCGGAGTAGTTAACGGAATCGGTTCTCTAGGTGCTGCAAAAGGGACATCATCATTTGCTGGTGGCAGTTCATTTAGTTCTGCATTTACGGGCAATCGTTTTGCTGCCGGGGGGAAAACAAATCCGGGACTTATGCTGGTCGGTGAAAACGGACCGGAATTATTACAATCCTCCGGATCGCATCGCATTTACACTGCGAGCGAAACTCGCAGATTGATGGGCGGCACTACAAGTAACAACGTAGTTGTTAATATCATTAATCAGTCTGGCCAAGCTCTTGAGTCTGAACAACAAAGCTCGCGATTTGACGGAGAAAACTACATCATCGATGTAATGGTTAAAGCCGTAACAAATAATAAAGGAGGTGCGCGGGATGCTATTAAAGCAGCCGCAGGTTAATCATGGCAACATTTCCAAACATTAGATATCCAATATATCCAATCCAAGAAACTACACCAGATATGACATATAAAGGCCAAGTAGAAAATATGACGATAATCAGCCGCCGTAAGACTACTAAGGCCCTACGGTCATACAACGTGAACTATAAGGTGCCCACCTCTGAGTACTTACGGCTAAGAGCATTTTTCGATGAGGTTAACTGTTCGACGGTATTCGATTGGACGAATCCTGAAACGAATGAAACCCTCAAGGTACGTTTCAGTGATCAATTAGATTTTGCTGCGAACGACTACGGCACATGGGTTGGTACCGTTAAATTACAGGAGGCATAACATGTTAACACTTTCAACTGCATCTATTGTTGAGAAAAACAAAATAGACGCCACAGGTGTATGGCTCATGCTCCTTGACATTGAATATAAAGGCGATATTGTTCGGCTAGTATATAACACGGAGGATATTACCTTTCAAGGGAATAAATATATAGCGTTTCCGTTCAAATTAGCGGACGTCAACCATAACTCGACTGACCTACCAAACGTTAAATTGTCCGTATCTAATGTGACACGGACAATACAACGCCTGGCTGAGGATAATCAAGGGTTCACCGGTGCAGATGTCATTGTCCGCGTAATAAATACAAACGTGCCAAATGTGTGCGAAGTAGAAGAACACTTCGTTATTACGGGCTCCGTTGCTAATGCTGAATGGATGGAGTTCACACTAGGTACGGATTTTAGTTTCACACGTCGGTTCCCCTTAGTCCGCATCATGAAGGACTTTTGCCCGTTCAAGTTCAAAGGGGTTCAGTGCGGATATAAGGGCACCGAGACCGAGTGTAATAAGACTTTATCACGATGTCGAGCACTAGGTAATAGCGTTCGTTTCGGAGGCGAACCTACGATTCCACAGGGAGGTCTGTATGCATCTAACAAGTGATATGACTGACATGATTGGTACTCCGTTCGAGGAGCTGAAATGTTGGGATGTAGTGGCCGAGGTGTATCGCCGTAATGGTGTTACACTTCCAAACTACACAGATATTCCTATGGACGAGTGGCAAGAGGTCAAGGAACCTACGGAGGGCAGTGTCCTGGTGTTTTCCCTTAAGGGCAAGGAACTTGACCACGTAGGCGTGTATTTAGGTGATGGTCGATTCATTCACGCTACTAAGCCAAGCGGTGTATGTATCGAACATATTTCTAAATACGTTCCTAGGCTTAAACATATATACGACAGAAAGGAGTAGCCGATGATTAATGTAGTGCTAGTAAGGAATCCGTTTAAACCGGATCAGCATGAAACACAATACCGCCCGTATAGGGCAAACATGCCATTAAGCTTTTATGCTAAACAAGATGGCGACTGGGTATACTCCATTAATGGCCAAGAGGCTACGCTTGATACCATTGTTAACGATGGTGATTATATCGTGGCCATGCCTCAAATCGATGGCAAATTCCTCGGAATCATTTTAACCATAGGCCTTAGTATCGCCACAGGTGGTATCGCTAGTGGCGCTATATTTGGTATCCAAAGCCTAATATGGCGCACCGTACTATCCATGGCCATTGGTATGATTGGCAATATGCTGGTCAATAAGTTAACTCAGCCAAAGGCTGACCGGTCCCATACGGACTCCGCACAGGCGAATACCTATGGATGGGGAGGGGCTAAAACTGTAACCGGGCAAGGGTACCCTCTAGCCGTTACGTACGGCCGTATGAAGAGTGCAGGGCTCCTCTTATCGCGTCACATTATCAGCGATGGTGAAAAGCAGTACCTCAACCTCTTATATTGCGCCGGTGAAGGCGAGTTATCCAAAATCGAGGATATCCGTATCAATGCTAACCCTATTAGTAACTACCAGGATGTACAAGTAGATATCAGATTAGGTACTAATGACCAAACTGTTATCCCTAACTTCAACGATAATTACGCGGATCAAGTACTCAACTATGAACTTAAAACTGGGTGGAGTACGCAACGTGTACAAGGGGACGCTTGCAACGCTATCGAGTTAACTATTAGCTTTCCTAATGGCTTATACTACTCCAATGATACAGGCGGAATGGATGCCACATCAGTTACTCTTGATGCGGAAATTCGGAAAGTCGGTGAGGATGAAGAGTGGCATAAGTTACCGCTCTCCAATCAAAAAGGCATGCAAGCCTTTGTCAAGAAATCCGGAGACGGATGGACCTTTACCCGTCAAAAGTCAGACACAGAAATCGCAGAGGCAGATTATAAGGGTATCGTTAAGGAAGCAACGAATACCGCGTTCTATCGTGTGTACCGATTTGACAACCTCGATAAGGCTCAATATGAAGTTCGTGTTCGGTGTTCTAGCAAGGACGGTAGTTCTATTCGATACAACAATCGGGTGTACTGGAACCAATTAACCCAAATTATATACGATGATTTCATACATCCAGGAAAGGCGCTTATCGGTATTAAGGCCTTGGCGACTTCTCAACTGAATGGGTCAGACCCTGAAGTATCTTGGGTACAAGAACGCTCCGCCGTGTATGTGTTCAATCCATATCAACAAAAGTATGAGATTCAACGAGCAGATAATCCGGCATGGGCTGCGTATGATCTACTCCATATGGCTCGTAAGTTCGGAGATGAGTATGTCGTGTTCGGTCAGCCTCATGGACGTATGGACTACGATGCATTTAAAGCCTGGGCAAGTAACTGCGATAAGAATGGGTTCACATTCAACTACATATACGATAGTGCTAGTCGATTATGGGATGCGCTTAAATATCCGGAAAATGTAGGTCGGGGTAAAGTCATTCCACAGGGGACTAGGTTCACGTGTGTTAGTGATTATAAGTCAACACCAGTGCAGCTATTCACCGTGGCCAACATAAAGCAAGGTAGTTTTTCAGAAGAGTTCCAAGGTATCCAAAGTCGTGCCAACTCCGTTGAAATTTCCTTCCTTAATAAGGATAAGGACTACGAACGCGATGTTATCCCGGTATATGGCGATACCTACGATGAATCGGATACTCTTACCAATCCGGCTCAAATAGAGCTCATGGGATGTACTAGCTTAGACCAAGCGTTCAAACATGGTAAGCACTATCTACGATGCAATAAGTACGAGGTGCGTACTGTGTCTATCGAAGCCTTTACAGACGCCATCGCATGTACGATAGGAGATATTATTCTTATCCAACATGACGTACCTGAATGGGGCGAAGGTGGTCGAGTGATATCCACGACCGGTAGTACTATTGCCCTTGATAAGGAAGTAGCTACACTTCCAGGTAAGCAGTACCAACTACTTATTCGTAACAATGCTACTGATGCGGTGACTACGCTTACCGTATTAAGTGTCATCGGGCGGAACGTCACTGTTAAGGAAACGATTGCAGTCGAACCTGGTAGTGTGTATGCGTTTGGTGAGCTAACCAAAGCAGCTAAACCATTTAGGGTGTTAGCTATCACCGAGGGAGGTACAGACCTTACTCGTAAGATTCAGTGTATGGAATACTATCCGGAAGTATATACAAGCGATGATGGGGCTGTTCCAACTATCGACTATAAGTCGGAAGTTGGTAGCGATATCGAGGATATTGGCCTCGCAAGTGATGTATACGGCGCTAATGGCATTATGTATTCACGAATTGCAGTTCGTTGGCAACTTCCTCGTGATGGCAAGATAACCAACGTAATAGTTAACTATCGGAACGCTAAAAGCGATACATGGAAATATGTAGGGAACTTCCCCGCATCACCTAATAGCACAGAGATATCCTATGTACTATTAGGGGCTACCTATGAGGTTAAGGTGCAAGCTATTAACGATTTAGGACAACTCACCACTGGGGTTACTAAGGAAATCGTCATTCCGCGCATGCAAGCACCTGGCGATGTGCAGAACCTACACGTCATTAGTCGTTACAACCTAACCGCCGATAAGAGCGTGTACTATGACATTCAAGTGATGTTCGAGCCACCGGCTAATCCTGGTAACTTTGACAGTGCTGAGGTGTGGTACAAGCTAAAATCTAAGAATGGCCAAATCGTAACGGGTCAAGATTGGCAGTACGCGGGCAGTAGCAGCAGCCAGGTTATCATCAAAGCATTAGGTCCTGGCGAAGAGTACGAGGTTAAGGCCGTAGCCGTGGATAGGTTCGGTAATAGATCCGATACTGCTCAAGTTGTGGATGTCGTAGTCAAGGCGATGGATGAGGTACCGGACATGCCTAAGAACTTTACGGTAGCCTTTAAGGAACACGCCACCGCATCATGGAGCGATGTTCTAAACGCTGACGTGGACTATTATGAACTCCGTACAGATAATGACCCGGGCAAGGAGACCAACGCTCTCCTTGCAAAGGTAAAAGGTACATCCGCTAACTTACCCCTTACGAAACGAAGTGGCACGGTGTACTTGTACGCACGAAGTACGCTAGGCAAATACTCAACGCCTGCAACGTATTCGTATAACTTGCCACAGTTAGAGGCGCCTACGTTTGAGGTTAAGGACCAACTCGGAGGGTTTAGTCTTTACTTTGGTGCAAAGCCACCACAGGCCTACGTTATCCGTTGCCATGTCATAGGTGATGATCGTACTGACGATTTAGAGACTACGTCGAGTATGCTCACCTACTCCAATAAAGCCGGGGTATATCGTGTGCGGTGTGAATATGTCGACGTGTTCGGTAGTAGCTTAGTAGCCGAAAAGTCGGTCACGATTAAGGACAGGGTTGATAAGAGCCTTCTTGATGCGGAAGCATTAGGGCTAAAAGCAATGGACGATACCATCCAAGCTATGAGTTCCGAAGTCGGAACGATGAAAACCTCCATTAATGGGGTCGGTTCTATAATCGCTCAATTGGATAGAGGCATTACCCAAAAAGTATCTGACCTTAATAAGAACCTATCTGGTCAAATTACTACGCTATCCAATGGTATTGACCTTAGAGTGACCGAGGCTATGAATAGTCTTGACGGCGCTCAGATTGTAAGCCGGATTAACTTATCCCCGGAAGGTACCCGAATTGACGGCAAGATATTACATGTAACTGGCCAAGCACTGTTCGATAATAACATCATTACCGAGGGTATGCTCCAAGCTAACTCGGTAAGCGCTGATAAGATACAAGCTTTATCCATTAGTAGCGATAAGCTCCAAGCGGATAGCGTTACAGCCGATAAGTTAAAGGTTAATAGCCTTGACACTATCACTGCTACTATCGGCACATTGCGAACTAAAACGAGTGGCGCAAGGGTTGAAATTAGCGATAACTTAATTCAAGTATTCGATGATAACAATGTACTAAGAGTGAGGTTAGGCCTATGGGACGATTAATTAAATGGTTAAAAGAAAAGCTGACTTCGATATTTAGAAAGAAAGGTGATACTGTGCCAGCTGGAATACAAGTATTTGATGAACACGGTGAATCTGTAGCAGACCTATCTACAGGGCTTACCAAGATTATATGGACTAAGACATTTACTAAAATAGAACCTGAATTTTCCGTTAAGTTTGAGATATTTGAAGGGCAACAGCTATTTGCTTTGGGTAATCTGTACGGCTCTCCTCAGTCAGATAGGGATGATATCCGCATCAACTACATCATCACAAAAGATACAGTTACATTTAGGCCTAAATCCTTAAGCGATATAGGCAAGCCTTGTTATTTTAAAACGATAGTAGGTGTGAGTGAATGAAGATATTACAAGTTATTAATAAGAAGAATAATGTTCTAATCAATGATTCTCAGGGGTGCGCATTTCTAAAATATCGTTTAACCTTTAGCGGGGCTAACGTGACGAGAGACCCTGCGGCTATGTGGGGGACCAAAATAGGGGCGTACTACTGGGATCGAATGATGTCGCTCCGATATCCTCGGACAAATAACAACACATGCATTCGTGTTGTAGTGCCAATTAGACATCGAACTGAGGATGAAGTATATATTTATGCTATATCGAGCGATACTCCTATCGAGACTCTAATGTCCGGGGAACGCTTTGTTAAGGACACAGGCACTAATAAGTGGGTACCCTGTTTTACGTTTACTTTGTATATCCCGGCAACTTCTGACCCTGGCAGTATCCTCCGCGGGGTCGAGATATATGTATATTCCAATAAGCCTACCAATACGGCTAAATATGGCATGGAAGTGTTTGATGAAAAAGGGAACCCTGTATTTAACAGCGCTAACTATTATCTTCGCGCAAAGGATACCTATTTCAAGGAATTTCAACCAGGTCAAGTTGAGCCTAGTGCGTTCTCCGAATCGCGGTCTTATGATGTTTCTAAGTTAGGTATTACATTAATTCGGGGTACCCGTGCTCGGTTAATCGGAATTGATGGAACGGTAGTATCCATGTATCCTCAGTCTAATTTTTTGAATCAAAAAATTAATGTAGAAGCAGATTATAATATAACGCACTATATCGTATCTGAACTAGACCAGCATAAGCACTTTCCTGTCTCCGTTGATTTAGGTGAGATATAGGGGGCACCACGAATGATTGAACAAGATTTAACACTCCACGCCGGACAAGATTTTGATATCACGTACGTCGTACCGCCAGATAGCGATATGACGTTAAGTCAATATAAAGGTGCTTGTAAAATTCGCAAGCGCCCATATGACAATATGATATTAGAGTTGCATCCTGTGGTAGAGTCAAAACAGGTAAGGTTTTTTATTTCTGGTCAAGAGTCCGCAAAAATGAAAATAAAGGGAGGCGACTATATCTATGACGCGTTCCTTTATAACGATGATCACTGGCTCAAAATTGGCCAGGGTACGATTACAATTGTTCCGGATATTTCAATGCATGATTAAATGGGAGGTAACTTATCGTGGCAGATAACACATTAACTTTGAAACTTGATGAAACCTCAGCAATGGCACTTGTTGAGAAGGTAGGGGAAAAAATTATACTGCCTATCGTGGAAGGGACCGGTAAGAGCGCATATGCTATCGCAGTAGCTCATGGCTTCAGAGGTACTGAACAAGACTGGTTAGATAGCTTACGTGGTCCTAAAGGTGATAAAGGTAGCGCGGAAGAGACGGCTCAAATATTAAAGAAAGATGGCGAATTTCTCAAAAGCGTAAAAGGTCCTAAAGGTGATGTGGGTAGTGCCGAAAAAGCAGCTGAGCTTTTAAAATCTAAAAACATATATTTGGAAAATACAGACGTTGATACTATACTTACCAAACTCATTGAAAAGCTATCAGAAAACGGCTATATTCAAGACTCTAATTTTAGACAGCTCGAATACTCTCAACCACGCACAGGCCAAGAATACATTGACCTCACAGGCGAGCCTCATTTTAAAGTGGCTATTAATGGTGGCGATAAAAAAGAGTTTGAAAGCGATAATATGCGAGTTGCTATCGAGCCATTTGGGCCTAAGAATATTGAGCTCAAATATTATGATCTAAACGATAACGAGCAACTAACTCTTATTATTAGAGGTAGAAATATAGCACCAGATGAGGTATATACAGATGTTAGCGGAGTTGTATACAAACGTTTTGGAGATGAGCTCAAAATTGATGTGTCAAACTATAATAAGACTGATATATTCAAGATTTTACCTAATTGGAATATTGCAGATATTCACAAAATCACTATCAATACAGATAAAAGAGTATTGCTGAAAATGAATGAGTCCTCGTTACGTGACAAATCAAATACTATTGCAAACCATAGTAATTCGGTTTGGCGTGTAGAGAATCCAGAGAGTACTGTGTTCAAGTGGCTTGACAGTTACTGGACTTTTTTAGCTATTAAGGATTTAACAAATGATTTTGGACGTGATGTATCTACAGGCGACAGCCGCGAGCCTTATTTTATATATAACGCAGAAAATCACGAATACATAAACAGTGCTAATGAGGGATTATAAAATGCAAGTAATAACAGATTTTCTATGCGAGGCGTGGCGAATGCTTACTGAGTCATTCGCCATTAAAGCCTTGCTAGCAGTAGTTGCAGAAGTCGGTATATACATGTTAGGTC